CCTAAAGTCATTGAGATCACTCCCAATATCGTTGACCCGACTTGATACGAGCCTCAACTGCTAAACGGCGTGACTCGATGATTGTATCGACAACACCAGAGAAGAAAGATTTAATTTTATTAAGCATGATTGACCTTTTGGGTTGTTAAACAGTTTGAGATTTTGTCTCACAATTATTTATATTGCATTGCAACATGAGCGCAAACCTGATATTATTTGTTGGACTCATCTACCTTTATGTAGCCATTGAACAAGGCATAAAGGGTAACATTGGGTTGTTAATCGCCTTCAGTGGATATGCCTTCTCAAACGTGGGATTGTACCTAATGGCATCGAAGTGATGAGCGCGATATATAAAGCAATCAAGTTCATCTTTGTGATGATTTTAGTTTTTGGACTTAGCCTTGTAATCATTCCCAGTGTGGGAATCATTTTAGGTGTAACCTGGAGTTTTTTAAATGGATAGGATCGTTCTTGTAACTGGCGGATTCGACCCCTTGCATAGTGGTCACATTGCTTACTTTAATGAAGCGAAGGCTCTTGGTGACATTCTACTGGTGGGTGTCAATTCTGATGAATGGTTAACTCGAAAGAAGGGCAAACCATTCATGTCTTTTGAGGAACGCCTAAACATCATTCGAAACTTGAAATGTGTTCACCATGCCTTTGGGTTCGATGATGATGATGGCACAGCAAAGGATGCTATTCGCCAAGTGCGAAAAGAAAATCCCACAAGCAAGATCATTTTTGCAAACGGCGGTGATCGTAACTATACGAACATTCCTGAGATGGATTACGATGATGAGAAACTAGAATTTGTTTTTGGGGTTGGAGGAGACAATAAAGCAAATAGTTCTAGCTGGATTCTTGACGCATGGAAAGGTACCAAGACGGATCGCCCATGGGGATACTATCGTGTGTTAGAGTCTTACAATGAGAATGTAAAACTTAAAGAGCTGTTAGTCAAACCAGGACAAAAACTTAGCATGCAGCGACACTATGGCAGAAATGAGTTTTGGTTTGTTGCCCAAGGTGTGGCGACAGTATGGACCTTGCATGATACAGCAAGGGTTTTTTGCGGACGTTATAAAAAAACAGAACACCTGTTTATTCCCACATTTGAGTGGCACCAGCTGGAAAATGAAGGGTCTAGAGACCTGAAGATTATCGAGGTGCAATACGGGGATAAGTGCTTAGAAGAGGACATCGAAAGAAATGTCGTTTAAATACAACACAAATGTTGTGTAAAAACAACATGTTAGAAACCGGTTGCATTCTTGCTCAGTTCCTGTATAATTGTTTATGTTGATTGATTGAACGGAGATTGAGATGGCTAAGCAAACCAAGATGTCTGAGATGCAAGTCCGTGTCTTTGTCGAAAACTTCGCGATCCAAGCGCGATCCAAATTCGATAAGGTGGCGAGTGGTGCAGGGCATGCTTATGTGGCGGGTTACCTGCAGAGTCTGGTGAGTCAACTCCTTGCAGAGTTGCCGGTTGAAAAACAACTGCACCATATCAGCGTTCTGCAAGAGAGCAGCGTTTGGAAAGAAAATGCTTGACCGAAAAGTTGAAAGGATCAACGAGGGCCTGCTGGCCCTCATGGGCAGCGAGGAGCTGGTCAAGCGTTGGTGGGATAGCCCCAACTATGCTTTCGGTCTACGTACTCCCAATGAAGTATGGAATGAGTCAATCGACTCTCACAAAGAAGTCATCAACTATGTTTTGGATGCGTTGAGTAAACCATGAATGAAATCCTTAAAGAAATAAATACTCAATTGATGATGGCAGCACAGTTGCTGAAAGAGCAAGAAGTGCTGGCACAATTGCAAGCGTTTGTTGATGAAGAAGAAGATGAGTATCAACAATACTTGCTTGCCATGTACGAGCGTTTTTACCAAACCTGAGGTGCTTATGAAAAAGTTTCTTGTCGCGTCTATTCTTGCTGTTATGACAACTTCTGCTCATGCATGGGGTGCTGTTGAACAAGCAGCCCTTGCTGCTATTGTCGGGGGATTCGTCATTGGGCGAGCAACAGCAGAACCTGCACCTCCTCCTCCTGTTTATTATGTTCCGCGGCAAGCACCTTCAGTTCAATATCACTACTCTTATCAACCGCCGGTAGTTCAATATCACGCACCGCGCCGAGTTTGCCAATCGGTGCCTCTTTTTGATGCATATGGTCGTTATGTTTCTACTCGAAGGGTTTGCTCAAATGCGTATCACTAATCCTGTAAAGCGCCGTGATCCGATTGCCTTCGATCTTTTGACTTCTGGTAACTATAAGATTCGAAAGGTCGTCAAGAAAACCGAGTATCGTCGAAAATTTCGCAACGAGAGGTCTTTTAATTCACAATACTTTTGAGAGGTGATATGTCATGGTTGTTGGGGACTAGTGTCCCAAAATTTGCTAAAGACACTAAAATTGATGAACGAAAACTTTGTTGGTTAACTGATTACAAAAGGAAACCTGATGATGAGCGACAAACGATACACAGTGGAACTAGAAGAGGACGAGAATGGCGAACTGATCCTCCCACTTCCAGATGAGCTTCTCAAAGAGATGAACTGGAAAGAAGGTGATCAACTAAATTTCACAGACAACAAGGATGGAACCTATAGCATGAACAAAGTTGAACAAGAGACGAAGCTAGTCATGGTTGAAACCGTATCCATGTTTCGTATGCGTTATGTGGTTGAAATTCCAAAAGACAAACCAAATGACTGGGCTCTTGATACTGTGTCTATGGAAGAAGCAACTGAGTTTTCGCAAAGGCACATTGCTGAAGACATCATCTCTCATCGAGTGATCACTAAAGAAGAATTCCTTGAGATGTTTGACCAAGATAATTCCTATCTGCAGGTATGGGATGAACAAAAGAAAATTTCTTCATTCATTACAAAAATTAACTCAGAGGGTAAAATTGTAGATTGACTGGCGAGATAATACAGTTCCCGCGGGTCACCAAACGACCCGCGTCTTTCAAGATCCTTCTGTACACTGACGACGAGATCTTGATGACCTGTATTGCAGTCAATGCTTTTGCAGGCCTTCCCGTAAAAATCAATAACAAATCCCTGTCAGATGTTCACCCGGTAACAGTTTTGCACTGCCTTGAGAAAAGTTTAGAATGTCCTTTGTTTTCAGAACTAGCTTATGATACAATTAGAGCTATCATCGCAAACATTGAATTGAATGGACCTGATTCAGCATGAATATCTTCTACTTACATCCAGATCCCAAAACTTGTGCTCAGATGCATAATGACAAGCACACAGTCAAGATGATCATCGAGTACGCTCAACTTATGTCAACTGCTCATCGATTACTTGATGGCACACCTTACCTTGACAAAACCGCTAATGGGCGATCTATCAAGCGATGGCGATTAGAAGAGCCTCTTGAAAGTTCGCTGATGAAAGCGTCTCATATCAACCATCCTTCAGCAGGATGGACTCGTGCAAGCGTGAACAACTACAATTGGCTAGTTGCTCTATGGGAGCAGTTATGTGTAGAGTACACTCATCGATACGGCAAAATTCATGCTGTACAAAAGCGCTTGGCAAATGTCATTCACAAAGCACCCTTAAATATCCCACATACCTATTTCACCACTCCCACACCAGCAATGCCTGATATATACAAAGTGAAGGGTGATTCCTTGACTTCTTATCATAACTACTACAGAGGGGGTAAGCAGCATCTTGCTTCGTGGAAAAATCGTGAAGTTCCTTCTTGGTTTAACACGCAAAATGCATAAATAAAGTATGCCACTATACGATTATCAATGTACTCAATGCGATCATGCATTCCGATCTATGCAAAGCATCGCAAACCGCAAACAACCTGAGGGCGAACCCTGCCCCTCATGTCAATCTCCATCAGTTCAACTTCTCATCGGCACTCCCGGTGTCGGTGATTCAGTGCGTTTAGGTGTTCGAACAGTCGACAATGGATTTAGGGAGGTACTATCAAAAATACACGAGTCACAACCACACAGCAATCTTAAAAACAAACTATCACGTTAATGGTTACTTCGAAGGTAATTCATCTCAATCAAAAGGACAGCAATAATGCGCTGTCCTTTTTTCATTTCGAGGGCAATATGGCAAAAAGACAAGAAAAGCAAGAACGTCAGCCACAGATTACATTATCATCCAATCGATTGCGAGTTCGCATCGATGATCTAGATGTGATATCCCCGCTAACTGATAATCAAAAAGTATTTTTCGATTATTACAAACAAGAAGAACAGTTCATGCTTTTGCATGGCGTCGCGGGAACCGGAAAGACATATATCGCACTTTACAAAGCCCTTGAGGAAGTGCTTGATAAAAGTTCATCCCACCAGAAAGTTGTTATCGTCCGATCAGTTGTACCATCGCGTGAAATCGGGCACTTGCCTGGTGATGAAAAAGAGAAATCAGAAGTGTATCAGCAACCGTATATGGAAATTTGTCACAACCTCTTTCATCGTTCAGATGCATATCAGCGCCTGCAAGAACAAGGTGCGATTCAGTTCTTGACAACCTCCTTCTTAAGAGGTGTGACCCTGGATAATACGATTGTTTTAGTGGACGAGTGTCAAAACCTCAATGATTGCGAAATAAATACCATCATGACCCGTGTGGGGACGAATTCGAAAATCATCTTTTGCGGAGACTTTAGGCAAACCGATCTTAACAAGAAGCATGACATGTCTGGCCTCAAGAAGTTTATGAGTATCGCTAAAATGATGCCATCCTTCAAACTTATCGAATTTAGTGTGAACGATATTGTTAGAAGCGAGATTGTAAAGCAATACATTTTAGCACGACTTCAGTATGAGGAGACACACGCCCAAGGTTAAGATTATTTTTTTCAACTAGCGCACAGAATGATCTAACTTAACCGTCCTTGATGAATTCAAGACGACACACTTTTAAGAATTCTGATGTATTGACAATACGAAGCGCAACTTGTAAAATATGGGTTTGCAATAAGGAAATGCATGAAACAGTTTCGTTATGAATCCAATCTGCCTGTAATACCTAAACTTCAGCAAGTAACTGATTCAGCGACAGGCAAGAGGCATTATGTGACACCCGAAGGAAACCGGTATCCTTCCGTCACAACGATCTTGCAGGAGTATCGTAAAGACGAACTCCTTGAATGGCGAAAGCGAGTGGGCGCTAAGCAGGCAGATTGGATTGCGAGACAAGCAGCGAGTCGAGGGACTCGATTCCATACTTTATGTGAAAGGTTTTTGAAAAACGAAGAACCTTTTGATCAAAAAACTTCTCTGTTTGACAAAGCACTATTCAACGAAACCAAGCACCTGTTGCATGATATAAACAATATACATGTTCAGGAGCAACGTCTTTTTTCCAATCACCTTCGTCTTGCAGGCACAGTTGACTGTATAGCAGAACATGAAGGTCGATTAAGTGTCATTGATTTTAAATCATCAACAAGGAGAAAAGTTAAAGATCATATCGAGAACTATTTCATGCAATGTACAGCTTATGCTATAATGTATGAAGAATTGTGCTACATTCCAATACAGAAGATTGTTCTGATCGTAGCATGTGAAAGCGAAGAACCACAATTGTTCGTTGAGAAACGAGACAATTATGTCAAACAACTTTTATACTATCGAGATTTACATGAAAAAGCTAATCCTAAGTACCTTGATGATGTTTTCGCTAGCAGCACAGGCGCAAACAACTCCTAAATATGTTGATGTTCCTACAACTGTACAATGTGCAGACACTTCTGACTTGATCAAATATCTGCAAGAAACACATAAAGAGTTTCCTGTCATGGTTGGTGTAGTCGAGAAGCTTCTACTGATCGTATGGAAACATACCCAAACGGGAGATTTTTCTGTTACCCTTAGTTCAACAGATGGGTCAATGTCCTGTATGGTAGTTGTAGGAACCAAACTTCGACCCGTAAGTGAAAAGGGACTGTAATGCAAAACCTGTCTGACTACATCAAAGTATACGACGATATCATCTCTCGCGAAGATTGTGATAAAATGATTGCTAAATACGAAAAAGCAGTCGAGCATGAGCAAGTAAAAAGTGAAATCTACCAGTTCGAGCAACTAAACATTGCAAGCAATGACAACTGGAAAGAAGAGTCTGAGATGGTGTCAAACCTTTCTTACTCGGGTGCTGTGGCGTATTTCAACGAACTGAATTTGCCTGTGGTTCCGCAACTACAAGGGTTTGAAGAGATTCGAATCAAGAGGTATCGTCCTAACGAGAATGAAAGGTTCGATACTCATGTAGATGTGGGCGACTATCGGTCAGCAAAACGCTTTCTAGTGATCTTTGCTTATCTAAATGATGTCGAAGAAGGAGGTGAAACAGAATTTCCAACGTTAGGTATCTCAGTTAAACCTAAAGCTGGCAGAGTTTTGATCTTTCCGCCCATGTGGATGTTTCCTCACGCAGGAAAGGCACCTGTTTCAGGTAACAAGTACATCATGGGCACATACTTGCATTACGTGTGAATATAAATAATTTAATGATCGTTTGAAGTTGACTGAAAAGTGTTCTGGACGCGGGTTCGACTCCCGCCTGGTCCACCAGAAGCATATAGTTGTCCTAGATGAAAGAAACCTCTGAGGGCTCTAGTGGGGATTGTATGCTTCTGATGGGCCAGTCATGGTTTCGACAGGGTAAAGAGTAGGAAGATGGACGATCCGACACAGAGAGTCGTTAAAAGTAAACAGCAATAAATGCAAACGATGCATATTTTGGAGACTATCGCCTAGCGGCGTAACCTCCTGGGGTTTCGGAGCTGAACCTTATTACCCAATCAGCTCCATTTAACATCTAGAGGTAAATATGCCAGAACCTGGATTTTTAACAGCTAAGATTATGGCGGGTGTGGGTGGACTCATTGGTGGTATGACATTAATGGCGTTCATGAAACCAAAAACAATCTTAGATGCTACTCTCCGGGGCGGCGTTTCAACAGGAACTGGGATAATCTTTGCCGGTCCTATTCTAGAGTGGTTCGAAATGACTCCATCATTGCAAATGATTTTAATGTTTGCATTCATCATTGGATTTTTATCATGGGGAACCTTATCACTGATCGCACAGATTTTTATAAATGCACAAAAGAAGGAACAGGACCTTCTAGATGTTGTCAATAAGAGTCGATCAGGAAACAACAATGAGAAATAATGACTCTACTGCGATTAATCTTCATCACCGTTTTGGGGTATTTCTTTTACGCAAACTTCAATAAACTAGTCGAAATAAAGTTTGAGGAAGTCAAAGAAGATAAACCTGCAAACTACATTACTATGGCACAACGTGAAAAGGAGCTTGACTGTTTAGCTAAAAACATTTACTATGAGGCGGGAAATGAACCGTTTGAGGGAAAGGTTGCAGTTGCACTCGTGACTCTCAACCGTGTTAAATCACCCCATTTTCCAAAAGATATTTGTTCGGTTGTATATCAACAAAATATTGTCTACAATAAAGTGATCTGTCAATTTAGTTGGTATTGTGATTCAAAGGCAAAGGTAAGACCCATACACACTGAGAGCTATAACGAATCAGTCAGAGTAGCAAAGAAGGTCTTGCTTGAAGGTTTTAAACTTGAAATAATTTCTGAGGACGTACTTTTTTACCATGCAAACTACATCTCCCCAAAGTGGAAACGAACCCGAGTCACCCAAATTGGAAAACACATCTTCTACAAAGGTTGATTGGTTGAACAGATTTTCAAACATCAAGTCTTATATCGGACAGTTCATTGATAAAAAGCTTAGACCCAGTACAGCAGAATCTATAGGGTGGGTCGGTCTGGTACTACTACATTCTGCTTTAATTCCAACCTATCTTGCTATCATGTCAGGGTTGTCTGATAAAATGCCACCCCTTGATCTTGTTCTATTCATCTGGGGTGCAATGATCACCTTTTTCATTCGCGCCGCTATTCTTAAAGATACAGTAAACATTCTTACTATTGGTGTAGGATTCATTGTGAACTCTATCTTCCTTGCTCTCATTCTGTTTAAGTAATATGCAACAAACAACTGATCAATTTATCATCACAAAAAAGTTCAATAACGCCAACGAGTTCTCTCTCTACATTGAAGAAACAGTTTCCGAAAAGAAACTTTCTTACATGGAAGCAATCATCACGTATTGCGAAGAAGCTGACATTGATGTAGAATCAATCAAGTCGCTGGTGAATAAGTCTCTCAAAGAGAAGATTCAATGTGAAGCGGAAGAACTAAACTATTTCAAACGTAAATCTGGCAAACTACCTCTATGATCGCAATGGATGCCTTTCAGGCCTATCGTTATTACCTTGCCCTTAAACTACACTTCACGACTGACTCTTATGATGTCATCAAGCACAAAGGTCGTGTCAAAGCATCGCGTGACAAGTTTCAGAAACAAGAACTGATGTATCGACGCATCGCCAAAGAATACGGTGATGATGATCTGGTAAACTTTCTGGTTGCGAACTTTGTCGCCGGGGATCGTTGGGGTGGGGTGTTTGACTCAAGGTCACAGGAAACTTTCCAGCAATGGAAGAAGCGTATGGAGTCACTATCTTACATCTTCAAAAAAGACATGTCTCATATCATGACCGAGATGAACATGGATACTTTTGATGAAAGTTTACTATTCCATTGTCAAACCCATGAACATCCATATATAATTAGAGCTTACATGAGCAAATCGATTTCTTTAGAAACGCTTGTGATTCTGAACAAACTATTTAAGTTTTGTGACAAGTTTGACTTGGAGATTGATGAAAAGTTTGTATGGCCTGACATCTCACGACTGATTCGAAAATATAGTCCTTTTG